AAAATTTCGGTTTCGGTCCTGGCGCAACGTCATCATGCACTGGTATGGATGTTGTACTTTCAAGAAAAATGGTGTCACGTTTCGACGTAACGCCTGGTTTGTATCCGTACTGGAGATCACTGGTCCGTGGACCGTGGTCTAACGTGCTCTCAGAGGTATCCCTCAAGCACTACAGTACCCTCTCATTCGTTCCGAAAGATGCTAAGACGGATCGTCCTATCGATATCCAGCCACACGGTAATATATACGTGCAGAAAGGAATCGGTAAGCTGATTCGTCGGCAACTTCTACGCTATGGCCTTGATCTCAAGAACCAAGCTGCACTAAATCGCAACTTGGCCTCGATGGCCCAAAGACTTGGATTAGCAACAATTGACCTTTCAGCCGCGAGCGATACAATCGCTCACGAACTCGTTTGGCTGTTGTTGCCTCCAGATTGGGCTGCTCTCCTCGATATGTGCAGGACCGGTTGGACCTGTCACAACGGGAAGCAGATTAGGCTTAATAAATTCAGCGCAATGGGCAACGGCTACACCTTCGAATTGGAAACCCTCATCTTCATGGCTCTAGCAAGAGCCTGTGGTGACGACGGTGCCGTTTCGTTTGGAGACGATATTATCTGTCAACGTAGCATTGCCCCTAAGCTGATAGCGACGCTGAAGACACTTGGCTTCAGTGTGAACGAACGGAAGACCTTCTTGGCAGGAAGGTTTTTCGAAAGCTGCGGAGCAGACTACCATGATGGTTTCAACGTTAGACCATTCTATTTCAGAGGTCAACCGTATGATTTCACATCAGGAGTTATCCGAACATGTAACAAAATTCGGATCTATGCTCATCGTCGTAACGGCGGTCTTGGTTGCGACATCCGGTTTCTTCCTGCTTGGCTATACTCTGTTCACAGAGATAGCGAAGCGGGTCGTACCGGTGTCGGCCTTGGTGCCGGCGACGACGGTCTCGTCAGAAACTTTGACGAGGCCCGCCCAAGGAAAGCGCGACACGGTTTCGACGGATTCGTCGCCCGTGTTTGGAGATGTCGACCACTAGTCAGTACAAGTACTGATATAGATGGCGCGTATCTAGCCGCGCTTAGCAAGGGAAGCCCGATGGACAACCAAATCAAACCCCCTAAGAAATGGCCCAAAAAGCCAAAGAACCTTATGGAATTTGATGACTACGACGCGTTTTACCGCGCAGAATGGAATCATAAGTATCCTTGCATTGTAACACATGCCGGGAGAACGAATGAAACCTGTCGTGGTCGGTTTTCGG